AGGGTCGCTTGAGAACCCGAAGTCCAGCCCAAACAGCGGCTTGTCCGTGTTCATCTCGCTCAAGTCCTCAACGCGCCAGTTGCGGAAGATGACATCACCCAGGACGCCCCAATTGCCCAAGGTGTACACGTTGCGGTAGTACTCGTCCTGCTCGTTCTCCAGTGCCTTGATATCGTCATCAGTCAGGAAACGGTTATCCTTGTAGGTGGTCTTTAGGATGCTTAGCCCATCGTCTTTGTACTCCGTTTTGCTCTCGTCCCAATGCTTGAAGAACTCGCCGTAAATCCAATGCTCCTTGTACACGGGATTGAATGACAAGGTGATGCGCTTCGGATGCCTGCTCTCACCGCGCAGGCGCTTTTCAAGTTGCTTGTAATCGTCCCGGGCAATCTCCGTTGCTTCTTCAATCCAGATGTCGGTTAAAACGCCTTTGGCGGGAGTGATGCTTTTGATTTTCTCAACGTCATCAAGGCCGGCAAACAGGATTTGTGCGCCGTTGTTGGTTGCGGTGATAACCATTTCCGTCTTGCTGATGGTGAACCATTGCTTGTACGGCACTTTGCTTATTGCCTTGACTATCTCATTCCAGCATGAGCCGCGCAGGGTTCTGGCGACATTGCGCAGGACAAGCGTGTTCCTGCCCTGCACTGTGTCAGCCACTATCCGCTGTGCTATAAAGTACGATTTGCCGCTTGACGCGCCGCCGAAAAAGATTTGCACCCTTGTGTCATCCTTGAGGTAATCAAAGTAGGCATCGTTTACATACTTTGGCCTTGCCTTAATCGTCATCATCGGAACACATCTCAAGGCTGAAATCGCCGACAAAACCATGCGTCAGGTTCATGTTGTCCGTGGGCTTGCCGTTGGCGTACTCAAGGATTAACTTGGCGCACATGAACACATCGCCGGGCTTGCTTGCCGGATTCTCCATAATCTCGATAATCCGCTCAAGGGCTGGCACGGACTTGCTCTGTACCAACTCCTTGAACGGCTCGGGCACTTTAGGGCGGCCGCCGGGATTGCCGCTTTTGCCTTTTACAAACCGACCTGTTTTATCCCTGTTCTCAGGCAACCCCATTCACCTCCTTTATCCCTTTAATGTTCCCAGTATTGCATCAGGTGCTATTCTTCCACGCAACCAGTAAAGAAACTTCACATAACGCTTCTCAGTAAGTTCTATGCGCTCTGCGCCGTTCAGTTTATCTTTTGCACATTGATTAATTGGGTCAACCGTCCACTTATCAAGATTGTCTGTGTATCTACACACGAACGCCGGTATTCCTGCTCTGTCGGCAAGGTCAACCATCGCCCTATATGACGGATGCGAGTAGTTCTGCGTTGTCGCGTGTTCGTTTTTGTACTCGACCAACGCAACCGATTTTCCCTTGTCATACTCAATCATCAAAAAATCAATATCAACCGCGGGACAATCCCAACCCCAATCACGATGACGCTTTGATAGCGATTCATCCCGCCACCCTGTTCTTTCGTGCTTTACATCCATGACTATATCTCCTGCATCCGTTGTCTGGATGTTTCCACGCAATCGCTATCAATATCAACGCCGATGAATTGGCGCCTTTTCATAAGACACGCCACGCCCGTTGTCCCGCCACCAAGAAATGGGTCAAGTACAGTCTCTCCTGGGTTTGTGAACCTCTCCACAATCTCAAGAAACCCGCCAACAGATTGCCCCCAATGATGATGTTCTTTGTCATTCGCAGGGCTTGTGATTCTGTCATCTCCGATGAACTCGCCTTTGTATGCTCCTTTTGTCAACCATATAATCGGCTTCCAAAAGGTGTTTGTGCGTTTCTGCCATAGCGTTGGTGTTTGCCCTGGTGTTTGGTAGCATATCGTCCAATGGTAAGTTAAGTCTTTGCACAGTTCGTTCATCACTTGTGGGAGATACGATTGACCGCACATGACTAACGCCGACCCGCCATCTTTCAGCACTCTTGCCGCCAGTTTCGATAAATGCCCGTAAAGCGGGATGTATTCTCTTGGATAAGGTGGGTCGGTAATGATAAAGTCTACGCTGTTGTCTGGTATCTCTGGCAATCCGCTTGCGATGTCAGCGCACAGGAGTTTATAGCCGCTTGCGTCTGCTTTGCTTGTGTCTTTTCGCTCTATCTTTTGTTCACGGCGCGTTTCTTTCTCTTTCGCCTTTATCTTTGCCAGCACAAATGAACGGCTTACAATATCATCGTTCTCGCGGGCCTCGGTAATAGCGGCTTCTACAATTTCGGGATGCGCCGCCATGGCTTCAAAACGTTCTGCTTGCTTAGGCGTTAACCCTAATTCCGCAAGCGTGTCTTTCTTGTTTTTTTGGAGAACGACACCGCTGTCGCTCTCCATTCTCCCTGTATACTGATTTCCTTTTGTCGCTTTCGGTATCTCCCGCGTTAGTTCACCCAGCCGAACCTCAGCATCAAGCAACGCCTCGGCTATCATTTGCCCCTCGTCAAGTTTCTGCTGACGAACCTCTTTGCCTAAACCCAATTTGTCAATGGCGCGTATCTCTGCTCGAACGGATGCCATTTTTTCCCTGCCCACTAACACGAACCTTGACAAGTCCTCAATCTTTGTCGGCAGATTGCTTGCCTGTGTAATAATGTCCATATCCAATCCTTTCTCCCAACCCCACAAAATAAATAGGCATAGAAAAGGGACGCGGGAATGGGACGCGTCCCTATCGGATGTACAGTCCGTCTATGCCCCTAAAGCCTTGCGGCTAATAGGCTATCATGCGCCGTGATTAAAGGCTCACGGCTTGCCCGCCCCCGAAAGTTTGCTGGTTGCCCTCGCATCGGCAGGTCTGCTATACCACCGCCTCGAACCTGATCAAGTTTATGTCCCGATACGATTGCACGCCGTTACTGCCTTGCGATAGCATTCGTCATATCCATCCGCTTTAATAAACGCCTCAAGCGGATATATCACACGGCTTCCAGTTGGCGTTGGAGCCTTTTTGCCCGCATCAAGCGTGTCAAGCCATTGGTAGTAAATAGCGTGTTCTTCCTTGTCAAACACAACAAACACGCAGCGTATACCATGCTTCTTGAATATATCAAGCCGCTTTTGTACTTGTTGCGGAGGCAACCCGTGACCGTCAAATGGAGGTGCTTTGAATGGCTCTTGGTGCTTAACCTCAAGCATGACATATTCGCCATCACGATTCTCATATAACAGATCGCTTTGCAAGCACTTTAAACCGCGAGAGAAACAAAACTGGAACGCCATTTGTTCTCCAAGAATACCTTGTTCAGTCATGCCCATGCGACAGCCTTCCCAATGCAACATCGTAAATCTCTTGTTCTATTTCGCATCCCCAATAACCACGCCCCATGTTTTTGCACGCGACCAGTGTTGTGCCACTTCCAGCAAACGGGTCGGCTACAATATCGCCAGATTGCGTAGATTTATCGAGTAGGTACTCAATGAGTTTAACGGGCTTCTCGCAACTGTGAAGCAACTGTGCGTTTGAAACGCGGTCAAAGTTCAATACATTTGTATCGCGCCCGCCATTCAGTTTCTTATTGCCTTTCGTGGCATAGATGATAATTTCATACTGCTCGGCATAGTTGCCATCAAGGTCACCCATGCTCCAGTTATTCTTCACCCACACAAGGCAATTTTTGATGTTGAAGTATCGCGATGTTATCTCGATGAACTGTGGTAATACCTTCCAACTTGTAAATACATAAAGGTGGGAATCGGGTTTCATTTTTCGCGATATAACATCACATGTTCTTTCCCAAAGTGAGAACGCGGCTTCTGGCGTATCGTTGCAGACAGGTCGGTCAACACGGTTTTCTACAACACGGTAATTTGAAACATAGTCAATTCCATATGGCGGGTCGGTTATCACACAATCAATGCTTTCGTCATCAAGTGCGCGCTCCATCTCATATACGCTATCCCCACAAACAAAGTGTTCATCAGGTTGTGCCGATGCTTTAATAGCATCTAAGACACTTGCCTTTTGTGCAGCACGCTCGTCCCGCTTGACCGATTGATACGCTTGATTGATTGACAATTCGCCAGACTTGACTTGTTCAATTATTTCGGCGGGAGCAGACGCTTTTATCTTTTTTACCTTGTCAATAGTGTCATGCGACACCCCCGCAATCTTTGCCACTTCTTTGCGGGTTTCAACCGCTTCAGCAGATTTCTGCGGAACCGCGCCTCCCGCTTGTCTTTGATTGTTCTTTGCCTTTTCAGCAATTACATCTTCGAGTTCAAGCGCAAGCACCGACCGCTGATAGTTGTTGATGTTTCTGCGCCCAAACTGGTTAAGGATAATCCATTCTTTCGCCGCTTTATCATCCCCAAAATCCATGCTGACAGTCTTGTATTCAAGCCCGTGTTTCTGCGCGATTGACAGACGGTTATGTCCGTCTATCAGCGTATCGCCCCAAACCACCAACGGCTCGCGGATGCCGTCTTGCAAAATGTTCTTTTCGAGCTGTGCGTATTCGTCTGCCGACAATGGCGGGATGATGTGTTTGAACCTTGTGTCCATGCTCCAATCCTTTCTCCCAATCCCACAAAATAAATAGGCATAGAAAAGGGGCGCAGGATTGGTTGCGTCCCTATCGGATGTACAGTCCGTCTATGCCCCTAAAGCCTTGCGGCTAATAGGCTATCATGCGCCGTGATTAAAGGCTCACGGCTTGCCCGCCCCCGAAAGTTTGCTGGTTGCCCTCGCATCGGCAGGTCTGCTATACCACCGCCTCGAACCTGAACTTGCTCCCGCTCAGCAGCAGCTTGTTCGCCCCGGCCACCAACGCCACCACAGCCACCGCGATCGCTACTATGTTCCCCATCGTTCACCCCATACCCCTGTGTCATCGTGCAACCCAGCCCCACCTCAAAAAGGGATTGCGCCCGCGCAAACTGAAGGAGGTTGACAGCCCGCGCACTCCGGAAAATGTTACTTGTGAATGTTGCTGATTTTTTCGATATTGTAGTCATGCCCATGCCTTGAGCAGATGAAGCAGTCGCAGTCGCCTTTCTCCCTGTCGCATAAAGGCGTACATTTGCGCAGGAAACGCACCTTA